TAATCATCCCAAATATTCAAATAAGCAATAGGTATTTTTCTCCTAACTTCATTTTCCATTTGGAATAACCAAATATAATAACGAGGGTCAGTAATCATCATTATAGCATCTGGTTTTTCAAATTCAATCAATTGTCTTAAAAATTCAGGATTACCATATCCACTAATTGGATACATTATAACTGATGAATCTTCTAAACCATTAACATCATTAGTTGATTTTGATAAATCTAATCTTTTTCCTTCTTCATTATGTTTAACAGCTCCTCCTACACTTACCCAATTAAAATGATGGGCTGTGTGGATTACAATTTCTCTTGCTACAGTAGCAATTCCTGAATGAACTCTTAAATCATCAGAGATAAAAACAATTTTCTTCCTTTTTTCAGGAGGAAGATACTCAAAACGTGATTCCATTTTTTAATCTTTAATTTCTAAATTATTGTGACTATGTACTTTTTTTCTAAAATCTTCATCTGTAAGATATAAATGAATAGTGCGGTCTGCAAGTTTTTGTAAAGAAAATTTGTACTTAACACATGCAATCTTGAAATTGTCAAATAACTCACTCTGTACTTTTACAGAGGTTAATGTCATATCTTTTTTATTTGCCATAGCTTTTATTTTATATACTCGTATTTTTTAAATTCTTTATATTTTTCTGGATTATTTATTCTGGTTTTAAGTAGACTAATATCTATTTTTTCAGCTTTACTTAAAGCGTACAAACTATCATATATAATATTCTTTTCTTTATCAAATACTCTAGTTTTAGTTTTTGGTTTTGTGTCTATAATATCTCCTTTTTCCCAATCTTCACTATAAGTAAACAATTCTCTATTAAATAAATTATGTCCTTCTAAAGCTAATTTACTAACCCAATATTGTTCAATATCATAAAAGTAATCTAAAACCTTCATTTTGATTCTTGGATTCCCAAAAGTATGTTTATGGGCACCTAATCTTTCTTTTGGGGTATTAGATTTACCAACATAAATTATGTTTTCATCTTCATCCATTAACGCATAAATATATGTTTTAATACCTTCTTCTTTATATTCAATACTCATGATATCTACTAATATATATATTATATATATATAAGGATTCTTTAAAGTAACGCTTTATCACATAATTCTTTTTTATCTTTAAAAGGACAAAACATACAATTAAATTTTGATGGGTTTGGGTCATATTTTTTATCTTTTAACCTACCTGTTCCATCAAAAACTGTTTCTATAAAACTAGAAATTGATTTTGTTGCTTTGTTTATTTTTACTTTTCCACTAGCAGGAGAAAATTCTTGAACCCTAGAAATAGGATAAGGTGATTCTTCCCATACTTTCCTTTTAACAATAAAAAACTCAATATCAATATTATCCTCAGGTATATTAAATTGTTGACTAAAAAACTTTTTATAAAGAATAAGTTGCATTTGTTTTAACTCATCTTTTTTATTTAAGTCATTCCACCCTTTAGTTGATGTTTTGATATCTATTATTTTAAATTTATTAGTATTTTCATTATATAAAACAACATCTAAAAATCCCTTATATAATATTGTTTTATAATCTTGATGAGGATGTAATAATAAGGGTAATTCACATCCTACCAAGTACCATCCTCTTTTACTAAAATATGCTCCTCTTTTTTTCTTTATAAAATTTAGAATAGAAACACCATCTTCATAAAACTCCCTCATCTCAACTGGGTCAGAAAAGTGAACTTTTTTATTTGATTTATAATCTTTTAAATATGTTTCTCTAAATCTTTCTTCAAAGTACTCCTCTAAATTAATTCTATCAGCAGCGGCAGCACTTTCCTCATATATAATTGTTATATAATGTTGTAATGCCTCATGTAATGCTGTTCCAAAGGTCATATGGATAGATGATTCAGATGTGTAATAACCATCCTTATATTGTAATGACCATTTATGAGGACAATTCAAAAACATAGAAAACTGACTATAGGAGATTTGTTTTTCTCTACTGTAGTCTAATTTTCTAATATCATGTTTTTGAATTTCTTTTATGATAGATGGTATTTTTTTCTTTTTACCCACCTAATGTTTTTTTCAATTTTTCAAGATAAAGAATACCATCCATTAGTTCTTCTTGAGCATTTGTAACCCATTCTATAACTGTAAAATCATCTCTATCTAGAGTATTATTATATTTGTTAAATCCCATTTTAGCTCGATCATGAAACTTATCCATAACTGATTGAACAATGGAATCAGGTTTAAATGTTTTGTTTTCATATTGGGTTTTAGATTTTTCTAATGCCTCATAAAAACTATCAGGATAAACATCTTTATTACCTGTGTGGGTAACATTATAAACATCTTTAATTTTAGTCATAACTTATCTTGGAAAATATTGATTAATAATATCTAATTGGTCTTGGTATTTAGCTACCTCTTCTAACTCTGTTTCAATAGCATCAATAATATCAGGATGTTCACCAACTCCAACAGGGTTAGATAAATAAACTTCAATATTTGCTAAATGTTTGTCAATATGACCCTGAGCATGAGATCTAACTGCTTCTAATATTTTACCTCTCATTTTATTTCTTTTAAAAACTTTTTAATTTCTTTTTGTTCTAAACCTGATTTTTCAAGAATATGTTCTATACCTTCTTTTTTAAGAAGATAAATATAATCTTCTGCTTCTCCAAGAGAAATAACATAATAATTTGCTATATATTTTAGCAAATCAACACTTGGTCTTTTTTTAGTACATTTAATGTACTTGAGGAACACATTCTTTTTTGGTAACATATTACAATAAAATTTATAAGTCTTTTCTTTATCAGGGTATGGTATAGATTGACCAAGGTTAGCAACTTCTACATACGGTTCATACATACTTACAAACCGATGAATCATGTAAGAATTAAATGAATTCTGTTGATCTTCTGTAAAAGATTTCCAAGACTTTTTATCTGATGTAATCTGTTTTAACCAATCGAATATTGTCACCCGCCGTATTCCTCTCTTAATTCTTTAGGTAATGTTTCTGTTAAAATTTCTCCTGTTTCATTATCATAAAATACTGGAATTGGGACTAAGGCATCCTCATCAGCACCTACAATAAATTTAGATACTTTTCTAATAATAACTCCTTGACTCCAAATTTTACCTCCATTAGGTGTTTCAACAGAAGTAGTTTTTGACATGTCAATGTTAATGTTCATTTGTTGTTGATTTTTCATATTATTTTTTTAGTTGAAATTAATGATAATATTTTAGAAATCAAAGCCATAATATTAATTTCTTTGTCAATTCTAAAATTAGCATGATATTGATATTCTTCTATAAAGATAATAACAGCACCAGCATCCATTGAAGCATACTTATCTACACTGTCATATAAAAACCTATATAACTCTTCAAAATCATTCACACCAGAATTAGCAATAATTTGTCTAATGTTGTTAAATGATTTACTAGATGGTTTACATAATTCTTTAAGTATTTGGGCTTTATAATTACTTGAAACCAATATATCTTTATCTAAAACAATTTTACCATCATTAACACTCATTTGTAGTGTGTTAAGCATTTTACGAATATCAGGATAATATTGATTAACAACCAATTTAAGGTCACTGATATCCATTTCAACATTTTCTTGTTGAAGGATAGAATTAATATGAATTGCTACCTCTTGCTTTGATGGTGGAACTATTTTTAAAACTTGGCAACGTGATTGAAGCGGATCAATAATACGCTCAATGTAGTTACAAGTTAAAATAAAACGAGTTGTACGTGAATAAGTTTCAATGATGTTCCTTAACGACGCCTGAGCTTGTATAGTAAGGAAATCACTCTCATCCAAGATGACAATTTTGAGTGGCTTAAAAGATGCCACAGACGAGAAACCCTGGACCTTATCCCTAATAGTGTCAATACCACGCTCATCGGAAGCATTAATATAGAGAGAATCACAGTCGAGGTTATTAATAATAAGCTTAGCAAGAGTAGTTTTGCCAGTACCAGCTGTGCCATAAAATATAAAATTTTGAATGTCGTTCTGTTCTAAATATTTAGAAATTGTGTTTTTAATATTTTCATTTCCGACATAATCATTTAATGTTTGAGAACGGTATTTTTCAACCCATAAAGTATGTTCTTTTTTAGTAATCCCCATATATGCTATATTGTTTTGGTTCTGGTTCTTTGATTTCAACTTCATCATTAAAGATACCATAAAGTTTACTATTTGCCAAATCTAAACGGAAAGCAATTGGTTTATTTGTAGATACTTGAAAATATGCTTCTAAAGCATCTGTAAGTGATTTTTGAATCTCTTGTACATTATTTACTTCCCAACGATCACCAGGAGGAACTCGATGGGCAATTTCAATTAATTTTTCTTGAATTTCTGTTTTCATAACTTGATTTGTTCTTTTAAATAAGGAAGTAGATCCTTATAGGAAACATTTAATCTATTACCTTCTTTTAATAAACCAAAATATAAAGTATGGTTATTATTTGGGGCATCCGGTATAAAATATATTGTTAATATATTATATTGGTTATCACCGTACATTATTGTTTTTCCTATAAGGTCTACAGCATCTAACATAATTTCACAATTACATCATTCCCATCATATCTCCAAATCCTTCATCATCTTTTTTATCTTCAGGTTTATCAACAACTACTGCTTCTGTTAATAAAACAGTTCCTGCTATTGATACTGCGTTTTCAAGAGCAGTTCTAGTTACCTTAGCGGGATCAATAATACCTGCTTCTTTCATATCAACAAATTCATCAATTTTTAAATTATAACCTGTCCAAGTATCTGAAGTACCTATTGTATTCATAGCGTGGTAAATATATTCTTGATTGATTCCAGCATTTGTTAAGATTTTTGTAAATGGTGAACTACAGGCTTTATATACAATATCAGCTCCAGTATTAGTTCTTTCAATTGATTCACGAGCATGTAATAAAGCAGAACCACCTCCAGGTACAATACCTTCTTCAAGAGCGGCTTTTGTAGCTTGTAAAGCATCATCTACACGATCTTTTTTCTCTTTCATTTCAGTTTCAGTAAATCCACCTACATGCACAATAGCAACACCACCAATAAATTTAGCTAAACGTTCTTGAAGTTTTTCTTTTTCATAAGGGGAAGTGGATTTTTCAATTTGTGTTTGTAATTCTTCAATACGTGCTTGAATTTCATCAGTATCACCTTTACCATCTACAATAGTAGTTTCTTCTTTACCTACAGTGACTACTCTAGCTTCACCAAACCATTCCCAACTAAATTTATCCAACTTCATTCCTTTTTCAGGACTAAATACTTGTCCACCTGTCATAATAGCAATATCTTCAAGAATCAACTTACGACGATCTCCAAAATCAGGTGCTTTAACAGCTACTGTTTTCAAAATACCTCTAGCTTTATTTACAATCAATGTGGCTAAAGCCTCACCATCAATATCCTCAGCAATAATAATTAAAGGTCTATTTTGATTGGAACAAGCTTCTAAAATAGGTAATAATTCTTTTACAGTGGTGAATTTCTTATCAGCAATAAGAATTAAAGCGTCATTGATAGTTGTACTCATATTATTATTATCAGTTACAAAATAAGGTGATTTATAACCTCTATCAAATTGCATACCTTCTACTGTCTCAAGATATGTTTCTCCATTTTTAGACTCTTCAATAAAT